ATGCGATTAAAATTCATACTCATAAATAACCGCATTCTCCACACGAGTACAATGCAACTTATAACCAGGTGCTTGCACCACCCACGCAGGATATCCGGTCATCTCATCGAGCTTGACCTCATCTGCGTAATAGCAGGTGTCCATCGTCTTGACGGCGAACTTGTGCCCCATGTTTGGCGGCCACTCCTCGCCCGGATGCTCCTGAGCATTTCGTAGGGCAGTGCCCTTCCAGGGGTCTAGCATTGCCTCACCTCCGGCCAGATCCTCCACAGGCTGCCATCAGCCAAGGTCACTATACCCATGCAATCTACATCATACCCATGCGTGGCCGCCAGGAACATCCTGCTCTCCAATGTTGGCCCTTGCCCGCCGTTGTCTGTGGCCATCAGGTCTGAGAGGTTACAGGCCAAGCATAGGCAGATTAAGAGGAGGATCTTCATCTCAGGCACCCCCACGGCTTCCCCTTGGCCGCCCCTGCCCCAAAGCTGGCCGGAATCCTAAGCAAGTCTCGCGTGGCTTATGTAGGGTGCAAGATCCCTCTCTATTCACTTGAAAATAGCATTGGTCGCAAATATTTTTCATGGTAATGCTCCTTTACTGGTAAATGCTCCAAATCTATATAGATCTATATACTTTTTAGACCATCTATATACTTTTGCATCCGTCTATATAGACAGTCTCTTATCTTGTCACTTATGAAAGTGGATGTCACTTATGGATGTCACTTATTCGCTATCTTCCTGTAATCTTTGCAATTATCGTTATCGGGTGGGCACTTCTTGCCCGTAAGTGTGCATAATGCCGCCCATTGCGTATAATATTGGTTCTGGCAATCCTTCATTTATCCACCTCATAGCAACTTAGCTCTTCTATGCAAATATTCAGCGTCGGGAAACTAGCCACACATGGGCTATCAGTCTCCTGGCACCAGCGTATGTATTCGCCATTGCGAATACTAGTAGCATGAATACATGGGGCGGCATTGGTGGCCATCATCCCACCACCTCCGCCAACGAATATCTATGCCTCTCCGCAACCTCTAGCTGTTTGGCCGCGTTGAACTTGCTAACATCCCCACAATAACCAGTCACTAGAGCCATATGTGTAACCTGCTCCGAACCGCAATCATGGCATTTGGTGAGTAGGCCCGACCTCACACAATGGCAGACCTTGCAGATGGTTGTATCCTTAGAGATCTTTATGTATCCTAATTGTGACTTTTGCATCAAGTTAAATATATAATTCTGCAAATCCTCCACGATCTGATCAAATCCAGGGCTTTCCGAGATGTCCTGTCGCTTGCATGTTTCGTCTATGTAGCTGGCATCAAAGAATGGATTGATATCCGACAAGAAGATATGGAAGATGTTTCCGCCGCCTACTATTGGGAAAAAGACTTGTTCAAGCCTGACCTTCTCGGCAAGGGACACCATCGCATTGGCCGCTATGTGGGTGCCATTGGAGTATTCTACTGGCAGATCCCTTGTATGCGCCATCTCGCTCATGGCTTCTCCGAGATTACCCTTCACAACATGGCTGGCAAAGTCCCTGTAGGCAGGATCTAGGAGGTCAGCCACAGCGAACCTTTGGGCAGTTGTCTCGGCAGGTGTCCTGGCCAGGGCAATAGTGAAACCGCTTGCAGCACCGCGAGTCTTGGCATAGATCTCTAGCTCTGTCATGAGCCGGATAGCCATCTTCCAGGCTTCGGGTGATTCATGCATTTGCGAGCCGGTCAAGCGCTGCACCGCTTCATTCAGGCCCACTACCCCTATAACATAGCTCAGTTCATTGAGATCTGCAAAGACCGGCTCTCCTTGTCTCGCAAAGGGCAAAGGCTGCTTATTGATGGCATCACGCTTGATCCTGAAGATGTCTATGGAGCGATCTATCAATTGTCTCAGGTAATCTATGGTGCCATGTAGGGTCTGCCCTACATAAGCAGCCCTTGGCAGGTTCAGGCTAACCACCTGCATAGATCCCAGGGAGAAGTGCTTGCCATCCTTGAAATTTAATTGGTCCACAAAATCAGAATCGTCCTTAGACTTCTCAAATTTGTAGGCACAGCATTGCACGCAGCTTATTGTGTCGGGCTTTGCATGAAGCTGGCTTTCCAGATAGATGCATCCGTGTTTTGCTATGACCTTGAAACATTTGTGATATAGATAATGATAAGACGGTATGATCTCAGTCAATTGAAGGCCATCGCTCCATGCCTTGAAATTCTCCAAATCCGATGCTTCATGTTCATCAGGATGATATACTTTCAAGGGCACATTGTCTATGAAGTCCTGGCTGATCACTACTTCAGGCTTCGGGAAGCTGAAGGGCTTGCCCCATGCATCACCTTCATAGAGTACATCCATGAACGCCTCAAATGCCAGCCTGACCTCCCTCTCAAATGCACCGTATAATTGTGGGCCTACTTCCCCCCGGCAAACTGCTGGCTTATCCCGCCAGATCTTAGGGACACCGGGCGTCAATTGCACGGAACTAAAGATAACCTGTGCACCCCTGGCAACCATCATCTGAGACATCTCATAGATGAACATCTGCATAAGCTGCTTGATTTCCTGGTAAGACTTGCCTTCCAGGTATGGCGATAAGAAGGTTAGAAAGTTCTGGAATCCCTGCCCACCAGCACACATGCATTGCATGCAGCCGAGAGCCTTGGCGGCATGGAGGACCGCCACTTCCGCATTTCGAGCAGGACCAGCCACAGGAATAGACTCTCCGGTCCCATCTGGAATTAGGCCGTACATGAAGAAGTACCTTAAATCACTGTCAAAACAAAATTGACGAGTCATAAAATACTCCAGATCATGGATGTGCAAGTCACCCGACACATGCAACCTCCTAAGATTCTTAGGCAACAGTGTAAGGACCGCCTCTTTGCTTAGGGCATCGGCAATATGCTTATGGATACCTTCCGGGTTCCGGGCATCTATATTAGCATTCTCATGGACAGAATCGCCTTCTACTGCCCAAATCTTCTTGATCTCGGCCATTGGCAGGCCCACCCGCTTATAGTCATTGTAGGCATCGCCTAAATCGTGCCTGACCATGTAATCTAAGACCATGCCCCGGATGAGTGCGCCGGTAAGCGAGTCCATCATTTCGGTTTTTTTCTCGATGGACCTAGCAATCCGCTTTGCAGCGGGTTCGTCTAGGGAGGTTTCTTTAAGAATACTGTCTATAATCTTTTGGGGATTAAATTCTAGGTTGTGGTTGTCTGAAGTGGTAACTGTCTTCATGGTATGCTCCTATATTCGTTGCCTATGCGCTCTATCTTACCTTGCCCCAGGAGGCCCGCCAGATGGCCTATAGCGCCCTTTGATGAGTGGTTAAGATCCATCTCTATATCCTCCCTAGAACATGGGCCGTTTTGTGTGATATAATCAAGAACTTCCTGATCATGGTGGATGTAATCGACTCGGCGCGTGCCGCTTAGACCGCCTTTGCCTATGACATCGAGCAGCTTCATACCCGCCTCATGTGGTCATGGTATGCGGTATCTATCATGATTGCGTCGGCTATTCTATAAAATGTAAATAATTCTTGGTGTATTTCGCTTGACATGTGGTAACTCCTAGCACACCAAGCAAAAGATATATATAGGGTCCACATGCAAGTATATGTTATATCCTGCATAGAAATCCCTTAATGGATTTCTTGCTTGGTATGCTCCTTTAAACCCCTCTCCTTCGCGGCTTGGTAACCCGCGTCTATTGGGAGAGGGGACAATTCTACTTTTGCAGTACTATTGTTACGGTTAATTGTTCATATATATTAATCCGATGCTGCCATTTTGGCACCGGGTGCGTTTGCCAATACTAATTCTTCGATTTTGTCCAGTTTTGCCGATATTTGATCCAGCTTGCCACCCACCTCCGCGCATTGCATCGCGTCTTCAACCACTTGGTTAAGCGTCTTCCCCGTGGATTCGGCCCGATGCCGGATGACCGACATGGTTGCTGGCTGAAGTCGCAGATTGCATCTTTCCTTTTTCATTTGCCCCTCAAATTGATCGCTCGGATCAATGCCTTTTAAGCATTTGATCGCATTCTACAATTCTGAGATCAGTACACATGCTATTTATAAGTATTGGTTGGTTGGTAGATTCGTATTAATACAATATGGAGGACATGTAACTTTATGAAGGTCCGGGATGCAATCAAGGGATTGGAAGACAAGGATTTAATTGTTCCGCTAAAATATAGGACAATAGATAAGAATGGCCGCTTATACATGGGGGTAGACCATGCTCACAAAAAGGGCTTGCTGATATTCATAGAGGTAGATGAGGGCAAGTGACCAGATCATCCAGCCATCTACAAGCAGATCATAATCTAGGTTATCCCTCTCTTTTCTGAAGTACCAGATTAGGCTGAAAACGATAACTGCCACAATCGGCGATAATGCATATAGCACTAAGCTTAACATCGCGAGGAAAGCAAGCGTTTTTGTTCTCCCTAGGAGAACCGGCAGCGTTTTGACCCCATGCGCCGCGTCCCCCCGGATATCCCTTAGATCGCTGAATATCGTGCCAGCTCCTATCCACACAAAGATAAGCAGATATGCCTCTAGAGGCCCGCCTACGAGTCCCGCGTGGCATATGGCCGTTGCCCCCGCTACTATTAGGTTCTTGCAGCCAGGCAGGTCTTTTGGCCGGATGCTGCCTATCCTCGCAGTATATAGGGTGCCCGCGATACCGGGCACCAAGACATAGGTCAACTTGCTAGAATCGTTTGCAGCAACCAGAATGATGGCAGCGAGATAGGCACAAATTGCCATCGGCTTGATCGGCCACCCGGCAAGCACCGCGCGGTCTGGCGTGTTAAACAAGTCCTCCTTCGATCCTGAGACTTTATCGAGGCTATATATCGCGAACGTGACCAGAAATACCGTGATTGGCTGCCACCAGTAAAGCGGCATACCATATATCTGACAGAGCAAGACGGGGCCAAGAGAGGCCGAGAACGCTATCCAGAGAGAGGATATGCTGAGGAAGTTAAAAGGAGTCATCTTTAAAACCTCGGAAATCGAGAAGATTACCGTAATCTTTATATTCTAGTAATGCAAAGTAGGATCTATGGCAAACCCCACTGTTCTGGCTGCGATGCCAGACCACGCATCTTCCGGCTACAAGTACACCGCGGCGATCTCTTACGCGGACGGCAGCATTTGCCCCTTATGTGGCTGCATCACCAAGAAAGATGCTCTCGCAGTCTGCAAAGGCTGGATGAAATCTGCTAAGAATGCAATCTGCGCAGACATCCTTCTGAGGGCTTAAAATGGCCTTCAGAAACGGCGATATCTTTTTCACAAGCTCCGATATCGGCATGTGGTCGAATCTACCGGTGCTGATCGTAGGCAAATCCGGCGCGAACGGCATCAAATGCATCACTGGAAGGCATGAAATTGTATTGGAGAAGGATAAGCTCTATCCGCATGGCAGGGTTCGGCCAATAAAAGAATATAGTTATGGAAAGAACCGTTTTCGGCAGTTTCGAGTAAACTTTGGAGACGATGACTATATAATCGATATTAGGATAAGCGATCCAGATTCGCCTTATAAAATCGAAGATCTCCGAAAGGCAGCATTCCTGAAAGCATTGGAGAAATCCCGTGAAGCCTAAACGCTTCGCCCCGCCCCATATCGTCCGCCTCTGGATAGACGATGAAGAAAAGCTAAAGAAACTGCCGGGAAAATCGGATAGCGAAAAGATTCGCTATGCGGTCCACCTATATTTTGAAAGAAGAGGCCGCGATTAAAGCGGCATAGATGAGATTTTATTTTTATATTCCGCGTACCCCTTCAATATCAAGCAATTCGTTCATCGCATTTTCTAATATCCTCAATACATTTTCTAACTTTTCCAGGTCATCGGTTGCTTGCTGCTCATCCATTATTTGCGTGTGCATCCGATCTACTGCCTCGTAGACATCTTGGGGGGGATTTGGCATCAACACAAAATCCATCGATCCCTATATAATCATTTACTGGCATTTATACCACCTCCTTGGCTTGCTCCCTATAATGCTCAAACAAATCTCTCCCCCATCCAGCCGCTTCCTCGCCCTGACAGACTAGATCATGATTTGTGTCGTATGCCCCGCCTGGCAGATAGAGGCCCAATGAAAGCATGTCATCAGCGACCGTAAGCGTAAGCCTCACGCCATAGAGACCCAGCGAAAGTAGGTCATCCTCGACCTCATATAGATGGAAGTTTGGCAAGGCAAGCAGGCCGCATAATAGGCCCGGATCTATGCCCTTTATGATGCTCTTGGTCAATATGAGATTCACTTCAGCCCCATTTGCCAAGAGGCCCAAAACCATCTCTTGGTGTCCTGGGGCGATAACTGGCGATATGCCCCAGACATGCCGCGCCTTGCTGGTTTGTTCTATCGCATAGGCAAGCGATTTCATGACAATCTCATCATCGTCCTCAATGCAGGTGCATCCCCTAAGCTCTCCTATCCTGGCCAGCATATTGTCAGGAATACCAGACACATCATGACCCGGCCAGAAGGCCTTATTGGCCTCAAGGACCGCCAAACTCTGCCCCATGCTGTCAATGAGTGCTGCCTTGATCTTTCCTGTGCTGCTGAGGCTATAGCGGCCCCCATGCTTCTCGATGGTGCCATCTTCCACTATCTCCTTGATGGAATGCAGGATGGAGCTGGGGGTGAGCTTGAGTTGTAGCGACAACTCGCTTATGTTCATGGGACCTTCGCGAAGTGCTGCTATTGCACTCATGCGAGTGCTTGAGCAAACTAGCGATTTAATTATCATATATTGATCTAAGAGATCAATGTATATATAGATTACTAGATCACTTGCACAATCCGATTGATATAAATATCAAGCCCTCGCTATATACCGCGATGAGGATTTGTTTTGATATCTCAGAAGACTTGAGCTATCGCTTCCGCATGTACTTGCTTAAGCAGCATAGGACTACCTATGGCGTGCAACAATCGGTATTAAGAGAGGCATTGCTTGAGTACTTGGATGCTCGCGAGACATCTACAGCCCAGCCCAGAATAGAGAAAGAATCTACAAAAAGAGGCAAAGGCCCGGCACCTCTGGAGGTTCGCGATCCAGATTTGGCAGCTAAGATAGTGGCCTACTATGGCGCTGGTAAGCGAGAAGGCGGGCATTCGCGAAGTGAAACGGCGCTGGAATTTGGCATTGGTAAGGGGCAGGTGGATAAGATTATCCGGCGCGAAAAGGAAAAGATTAAATAGATAGGGAGTTGTGATTAGGATAATGATAATAGAACTGAAAAACTGCTCTCTGGAAATTGCCTACATAGGCACCCAAGAACAGATAGATATGCAGAAAACCGTTGAATATCTGGCAACCGAGTTCCCTAATGCGGTTGCAAATGCCGTAACCGCTATGCGAGAATCCCTAGCGAATGCCTTTGAGCAGATGGCGAAAGGATTCTGTCAGATGAGCAAGAATTTAAGGAGTTAGACACATGAAGATAATTTTGGCTATAATGGGCCTGCTATTGATGGCAGGCATGGCATCGGCTATGACGAACAATCAGACATCTTATCTCGCTGGGCTGGAAGACGGCTGGTCGCTTTGCTATCTGAGGCTGTCGAACATGACTGCCTACAATGTCGAGGTCCAGAAATACAATGATGACCTGAATGCCAGCCTGACCGCGACTGAAGCCGCCGCCCTGTGGCTCGCTCCAGCAAAGCCAATCGACTATGAACTTCCCGAGGTGTTCAGATGAAACTTGCCCTCGCCCTTGCCCTGGCTCTGCTACTGGTGCCAGCCCTGGCCGATCCGAGGGATAGCGGTGCAGGAACGCCCTTCAACAAACCGGATGGCCTGAAGACATCGGACCCATTCTATATTGCAATGGGGGCGCAATCCACACTACCGGGCGTCCTGGATCAGGTTGGATACCAGTTGCCCGCCATCTTCGGCGGCCCCATGCCAACCAAGACCATAGAACCGGCTTGGATGAATCTTTCGGCCCATAATGAAAAGCTGAATTCCAGCCTAAAGAAGATCGTGGCTGCCAATTCATATGAACTGTCCGAGACACAGATGAAAGGCGTACCACTTGGAAAGGAGCAATGGCTGTGAATATTGATCCTAAGGATGCTAGAATAGCAGAACTTGAAGGCCAACTTAGAGTCCTAAGGCAGGTTGCTTTCAACGGTCCGAAAGATTACGCAAAGATCATTGAAAGCATACCAAAGGGCTTTCTATGTGCGTGGTATGAAGACGTTCCGGCACCTAATGGATGGCGTAAGCTATCTTATGAGGAGAATATGAAAATGTCAACCACGTTCACAGAAAGAAATGGCATAGCGTACCCGCTCAATTGGTACATGGAGAAGTTATGATCACCCCAGACGAAATCAAAGCCGCCTATGAAGAGCTGCTAGAGAAGGATGAGGCGCATTTTGCGGCAGAAGAGGATAGGATCGAGAAGGCCAATGCTAGAGACAAGAAATTCATGGAGGCCATCAACGAGGCTCAATCGGATGGTATCACCGATCCTGGCCGACAGCAGCAAAAGGCTCAGAAGGCAACCAGGGAAGAGCTAACCGCCCTAAACCTGGCAGAAAAGGCGAGCCGCAAAGCATCCCATGAGATGAGGCAAGCCGGGATAAAAGTGGACAGCTTGGTTAAGCAGATGGAAAGTGCCAAGCTTGCCCTCCAAAAGTAATCCTTTTTTAAGCCGTTTTTTGAATAAAACATAATACTATACAAAACGGGTAGCTTGTAACTGGGTCCCCTGTCATGGATGTACCTTCTCCTGCGCTGTGGCCATGCCCGCCACCGCCACCAGCCGCGGACGTGTTTCCTGAGGTTGTTTCGCCTATTATGCAAGTTTCCGGGTCGTTTTGGTTGCAAGTATCCGAGCCAGCGGGGGTGACATCTACAAATGGATGTCGATGCGACCCCATTTCAGCTTCTGTGAGCGTATGACTGTTAACTGTGATTGCCCCTGCGGCTGTAAACGTGGCAGAACCTCCTGTATCACCTACGGAATAGGCTGATCCGGTGCCAGCACCAACCGGGAATTTGCCTTGGAGATCTATTGTTCCCGCTGTACCATCGCATAGATGCCAGCCAGCGGGGATTGATCCAGTCGAGCCGTACCAGAGGGTGACAAGGCCGGTAGGCACTCCTAAACCAGCGAATGAAGCGGCATGCAGGTTGCCAGATGCTTTGTAGAGGAGATCGGCATCTGATCCAGAGCCAGTGCCATCATTGCCCGCGTACCAATAAGCCGCTTGCATTTCAGCTTGTGTTTGGTATAGGGCATCATGAGTATGGCTGGATAGGTAACTTGAGGCTTCAGTGTAGATGGTCTCAAAATTGTTCATGTAAGCAACGGTTACAAGGTCATCTGCTGCCCACGGATTTTCGTTTTTTGTATATACCATCTTCTCCCCCTATGCATACTTCATGATATAATAAAGGCTGTAATATAGCGGCCTTGGATCGATCCCCGTAAAGCTCGCGGTCGAGCCCGTATGCCCATGCGCGCCATCTCCGCCCTCATCCTGATTATTTATGCTTGCCGTTGATGAACCTACATCCCACACATAGCCACCGTATGCCGTTGTGTTTCCTATTTTTCGGCCATAATATTCAGTATATGAATGAACGTGGCTCGGAATTTCAGCGGTCGAAAGTTGATGATTTCCGATGGTGACAGACCCGGTGGGTGTTATGGTTCCGTTGTATGTGGCCGGACCTCCTGTAGATCCTACCACAAACGGACCACCGCCGCCTATAACAAATCGATCTCTTAGGTCCGGGGTTCCATATCCCCCATAGGTTCCACCGTCGCAGATATGCCAGCCAGAGGGCACCGTGCCATCCGTGCCAGACCAGACCATGATCGAGCCAACTGGCATTACAGATGATACTAGGTCCGAGAAATGTGAACCATCAATTTTGTCAGCATCCATGCCCAATGCTACAGACGTTGTAAGGGCAAAGAAAGTCGCATCTGCTGATGTCTTGGTGTAATAGCGCGAATTGTGCTCATGCAAATCGGCATCGGCTTTTGCTAGTACCCATTGCGTTTCAATCCAGTTGAACGCCGCGCCTGATAGCTCATCAGTGACCGCCCAGGATGTATGGAATTTCGTATAGGCCATAATATCAACTCTTCATGATTGCACAAAGGGCATAGAAAGGCGGTCTTTTGTCCTGGTTGCTTGTGCCCGCGAAGCTCGCTGTATGACTATGAGCCGAACCAGAGCCAGTATAACCAGTATGTCTATCTACATTGCTTGTGCTCCGGGCGGCATAATAGCCAATGCCTATGCTACCATAGTTTGATGCCGTTGCATGAGGATAATTATCTGTGATCGTGCCATGCGTATGCAACGGCGTTTCTGCTGCCGTCAAAGCATGCCCGGCTATTGTGATGGTCGCGGCACTTGTAACGGTGTTTGCGCCCCCGACATCTGCCCGGCTATAATGCGACCCTGCCCCAACTATGAAGCGATTTCGCAGGTCCGGCGTGCTATTCAGGCCGTTGCA